CATGCATTAGAGATGAAAGGTAGTTAAATATGCCCATCATAAAACTATAGGGCATTGTCAGCTCAGCATACTGCCTTGAATATTCTTTAATTTTAGCTTTATTTTGCTCTCTGGCTTTCTTTCTATCTTCTTTATTGGGATATTCAGAATCATCAATTTTGAAATCATCATTATAATTCAGTTTTAACAACTTGTGCTTATTTTCAAGCCTCTTGTTTGACTTCATTAAATCTGCGATTTTGCGTTTTATTATCCATTTCTTCTTTATCATCTTGTCAAAGAACTTGAAAAATAAGTGTAAGAACTCTTTGGGGAGGGCATCTGCCATTCCAGCAATGAAATGTACATATTTGTATATATTGCTTTGAGGAGCCCATTTACTACAATCTAAAGTGAAGTAAAACCTCTTGTCTTTGCTCCTAGTCTCATGCAGTCTTGAATGGACCCAATCATATCTTCTGTTTGCAGGTATACTGATCATTTCATTCGGAACCTGAGAACATAAGGAACCAAAAAAATCTTCTAGGACAGACTGCCTGAATTTTGTTGAGTCGTTCATGACATATATTTCACGTGACCCACCTCTTTGGATTTTGTGTACGCAATGGAAAATAAGGTCATCATCTATCTTTGATAATGCCTTCTCATAAGTGCTAACATTTTGGCTCCAAAATAAATTACTTTTATCCGGCACTTGCATGTTGTGGTCAAATTTTTTATGGAAGTTGTCATAATGGTTCCTTTTGTAATCCTTGTTGTAAGCATAATGGCCATTGTTGTCGAAGAAATCTTTGTCTTTGTCAGGATCACCAATCCTTAAACCGGCACTGTTGGCATGCCTCATATAAGATCCATGCATGATATAGGAAAATTTCTTTTTTAAATTTGCTAACCCAATATGCTTAGTAAAAAAACTTGACATGATCTGCCCTAGAAAATTGGCATAAGTTGAATCAAAGTTGTACTGGCCTGAAAAGACAAAATCCTTTTGATTTTCTACATAGTCACGATCATTGGATATTTTAAATTCCTGATTTTGGAAATCAGTTTTGTTGGATAAACCCCTCCAATCATACTCATTGACTTGCTTTATATAAAGTTCATGCTGTTCCAAAACACTTTCAGCATTCTTCAACTGCTCTAAATCAGTGTCTACTGGGGCCTTAGTCATGAATAAAGTGTTATAAAGCATGAGAGGAATATCCTTGACACTTTGAATACTGATGGAGTCATCGTAAAGAAACTTCAATTCTGTGTTCGCATAAGAGTAATCCTTATTCATCGTCATGCTTTGGCAGCAGTTCACATGGGTTAGTAAATTTTTGTAAATACATTCATTATAATATGCTGATATGGTGTCAGTATAATGACATTCAAAGCTTTCAACCATTTTCCCCATAGCACCTAGAACACCGAATCCAT